TGCGGCTCAATTCAAGAAGGATATGATCACAGACCCAAGTACTGGTAATGTTGATATGAGATTTAACCAAATGGCGGTTGACCAAGATTTCTTCATTCCTGTTCGTGATCCATCGGCTCCTAATCCAATTGAAACTCTTCAAGGAGCTCAAAATCTATCTGAAATTGCCGATATCGAATATATTCAAAAGAAACTATTGACAGCACTTAGAATTCCTAAGGCATTTTTAGGTTTTGAAGAAGTTGTTGGTGATGGAAGAAACTTGTCTCTACAAGACATTCGTTTTGCTCGTACGATCAATCGTATTCAGAAATCTATGATTGCTGAACTGAACAAGATTGCCATCATTCACTTGTTCCTACTTGGATTTGAAGATGAGTTGGGATCATTCCAATTGAGTTTGACAAATCCTTCTAAACAAGCTGATTTGTTGACAATTGACGTTTGGAAAGAAAAAATGTTGTTGTACAAAGATGCGGTGATGCCGATTGAAGGAATTGCTCCTGTATCACAATCCTGGGCGAAAAAACATATCTTAGGATTCTCGGATGAGGAAATTAAACTTGACCTACAACAACAAAGAATTGAAAAGGCAGTTGCAACTGAAATTCAAAATACACCTAACGTAATTACCAAAACAGGTATATTCGATACGGTTGATAAGTTATATGGAAATGGTACACCACCTGTAACAGGTGAAACTGAAACCACTGGTATTGAAGCTGAATTTGGTGAAATACCTACGGAAGCTCCCGCGGCAGGATTAGAAACACCACCAACTGAAGAAGCTCCAGTCACTCCTGAAACAGTTGAAAAAAGAATGAACATCATCGTAGAAAGAGATGATTTAGGTGTAATATCTGAAATTGATTTGGAAAAAGGTAGAAGATCTTTAGGTGAAATCGAAAAGGAACTACGTAAAATCATCGACTAATAATATTTATTATAAAAGTTTTGCAATGAAATTCGGAGAAATATTATCCAAAATAGAAAACAAGATGGTTGGTTCGTACGTGAATGAAACCTTCAAAAAAGAAATGAACCACTTCAAGAAGTTTGTCTTGGAGAATAAAGAAATTAGTTCAGTATATCATATCTACAACCAACTCAACACCAAACAAGGTTTGGATAAAGAAGTTGCAGATCTTTTTGTAAACGAAAGTCTCCGTCAAATCGAAAAAAATTTGTCTAAGGCTAATTTTACTCAAATCAACAATTGGGTGAAAAATGTTGTTTGTGAAAACCAATACCAAGATGTTGATAATTTAGTTTATTCAAAACCCAACACAATTTTGGAATCCGTATCGAGTAGAAAAAATGTAATCAATAAATTGATGGAAAAACAACAAGTACAAGAATCCATCAATTTACCAATTGATTCTATTTTTAGAATTGCTGGAAAACAACTTGAAAATTATATTGAAAATTTGGACGAGGGTTCGAAGCAGGATCTATCAAAAGTTTTGATGACTGAAGATACGGAATTGGCTAAAGAATTTACAGATTTAAAGACAAAAACAATTGATGCGTTATCACACATTACTTCCGTTGAAGATGAGGTAACCAAAAACAAATTGACTGAAACAATTCAACAAATTCAACAAGAAGAATATTCGAAGATCAATTACGTAAGACTTTATAGTCTCTACAACAATATTCAGTAAGTTTCCTGATCTTTTTTACTTTGGGTGTATTTGGCGTTGTTTATTTGATTACGCCTCTTTACAGACTTTTTTTCGAAGTATTGTCTGTCCCTAAGATAGTTTAATTGTTTTGTTTTAATAACCTTTCCTTTTAGCACTTTAAGTGCTTTTTCTATGTTATTATTTTTTACTTCTACTATGAGCATATTATATAAATAATCTCTTGTTGATAAAAAATTTGACCTGTCACTACTTTGGTGATATATTTTTATCATCAATAAACACATTAGTACGAAAAATAGTATATGAAAAAAGGTAAAACCTCACGTTTAGTAGGATTTCCTGACGCTAAAATGAATTACGGAACAGTCGATTCCAAAAATCTAAAGTCAATTTATTTAAACATTCAAAGTTGGGTAACCCCCAAGGAAGAATACGAAAACGTAGAACGAGTGGTATCTACATTCGGAAAATCAATAAAGAATTCTGTATACGAAGTTTTAGACAGAGATATGTTCAAAGAAAAATATATTGTTGATTTGGATCTAAGAACAAGTGGTATAGTATATGGAAAGAAAAGTTTCATGAATTTAGAAGTTACATTATTCTTCAATACAGAAATGGATTTCAAAGATCCAAAACTCAAACTATCTCTGAAAAAAATAGCAAAAGAAATCTACGTAAAAAGTTTCAAAAAATCTCCCTATTTTGACTTCACCATTTCCAAAAAAGTAAAAGAAGTATAAACTGTATATTTATATCTAAAAGATATCTATATGCGAATTTTAGGTCCAAGTGAAATTGGTAAGGGAATATTGATTGAAATGGATGCGGGACATATCTCCCCCAACCACGAACTCAACAGAACTATTATCGAGGAATCCAACAAAAATATGTTGGACTATTCAAAACCATTCGAGTTTTATGCCGTTCTTCAAAAGTACAACACACCAAATAGAAATGGTCGTGTATATCCTGAAAGAATTCTAAAAAGAGAAGCGGACAACTATAAGAAAATGATTCAAAAGGGTGTTGCTCTTTCTGAACTAAACCACCCTGAATCTTCACTTATTGATTTGGATCGTGTATCACACGCAATCACAGAAATTTGGTGGGACGGACATATCCTTATGGGTAAACTAAAACTTCTTACCTCACCAGGGTTCCACGAAAGAGGTGTCGTATCCACCAAAGGTGACCAAGCAGCAAACCTCCTTCGTCAAGGTGTAACATTGGGTATCTCATCTCGTGGTGTCGGATCTCTGAAGAAAATCGGTGAACAAAACGAAGTACAAGACGATTTTGAACTAATCTGTTTTGATTTGGTATCATCACCATCCACACCAGGTGCATATCTTTTCACAGACGTAAAAGACAGAAACAACTTCGAAGAAAACTTAGAGGAAGAAAAAATGGCGAGATTGTCATCTTCTTCACAAAGTTCTGGAAAAGGTATGGACCGCTCTATTGACTTATTGAATAAATTGAACCATTATTTAAACAGATAATTTAAAACCAAAAAAATCATGGACGAAAAATACTTTGTTGCCAAAATCACCTACGATCTTCCCGACGAGAACACAGGAAAGATCAAAAAAATCAGAGAAGAGAAACTCGTAAAAGGTTTCAACGTAACAGACGTTGAAGCAAAAGTTACAGCAAGATACGCAGGGTTCCCACACGATTGGAGAATCACTTCTGTATCTGAGAGTAAAATCGATGAAGTTGTAGAGAAGTAATTTTTACACTAACATAACAATAATCCTCCACCAAAAGTGGGGGATTTTTTATTTTAATTTGTTTGTCATATCCAAAAAAAAGAATTTTTTACAATTTGGATATATTTATAAGGTAAATTATTCACAATTTAAATATGGCAGACAACAAGTCATTAGTCGAGGAAGCACTACTCCAAATGAAAAATTTGGAACAAGTAGTAGCCGAAAATGCAAAAGGAATACTTGCTTCAACCATGAAGGAAGAAATCTCTGAACTAGTAAAAGAGTCTCTAAAGGAGGCTGAGCACGATGAGGAAGTGGATATGACTGAAATGGACGAACAGGAAACTGAGGACATTTTGGGCATTGAAATGGATTCGGAGGAAGAATCTGACGAGGATGGTGAAATGGAAATGGATTCCGAAGAGGATGAAATGGAAATCGATCTTGATTCTGAGGAAGATGAACTACCAATCGATTTAACGGGAGCATCTGACGAGGAAATCTTAAAGGTTTTCAAGGCGATGAGTGATGAGGATGGAATTATCGTTACACAAGACGATGATCAAGTTCACATCGAAGATGAGAACGAAGACGTTGAGTACATTATCCAAATGGAAGGCGACGAAGAGGAAGACTCTATGGGCGAAGAAATGGAAGAGAAATTGGACATGGACGTTGAAGTTTCAGATGACGAAGAAATTTCTGATGAAGAATTAGACCAAATGATTGCTGATATTTTCAATGAGACTGAAATGGGAGAAGGAAAAGACTACGACCATTACAGAGGGGCTGAAAAAGATGATGCATCACATATCCGTAAATTAGAAAAGGATATGGAATATGATTCGGAGTACACAGAAGAAATGGATGAAGTAGTTTACGAAATCGAAATGGACGAAGAAGAAGACATGAACGAAGGTAAAATGACCATCAAACCTGTTATGGGTAACCTAAAATCGGCAAAACTAACAACTAAGGCAGAAACTAAGGAAGGAGCAATCGAACCAAAGGGACGTGCTAAAGGAGTTGGAATGAACCTTAAACCTAAGAAATTCGAATTCACCGAAGAGGAGATGGAAGAAGCTAAGGATAAGAATTGGGGTTCTAACAAACACGAATACAAGCGTAAGACTGTAGACGGTGTAAAGAAAAAGGCTGGTGAAGGTAAGGACGGACACTACAAAGACTACGAAGGAAAATTCGGTGGTAACAAAGGTGATAAGTCTAAAACTCATCCGGGTAAAAAGGATTACGAAAAATCCGAAGCTAAAGAAGCTGCAAGAACTTATGGTTTCGGATCTAAAGATGGTCGCGGTTTGAGAAAAGGAGTTTCAAATAACAGAAACTACGATTACACAAAAGGTGCTGCTAACGTAAATGAAGAAGTCCAAAGATTGAGAGAGAAAAACGAGGAATATCGTAAGGCTCTTAACGTGTTCAGAGAAAAATTGAATGAAGTTGCTGTGTTCAATTCAAATTTGGCTTATGCTACAAGATTGTTTACAGAACATACAACTACGAAGCAAGAGAAAATCAATATTCTTAGAAGGTTTGACGATGTTGAAACTTTGAAGGAATCTAAGTCTCTCTACAATTCTATCAAGAATGAACTAAACAACACGACTCAGAATGTTGTGACTGAATCGGTAAGTAAGATTGAAAAATCACCAGCTTCAGGTTCTGCTCAAAACTTGATCGAGTCAAAAACGTATGAGAATCCTCAGTTCTTGAGAATGAAGGATATCATGCAAAAAATCAATAAATAAAACCTAAAAAAAATATTAAAATGGGTGCATTATTAGAAAGTGGTCTTGTTGGTAACATCGGCATGAAGCATTTGAAAGTTATCAAAGAAGACACAATCAACAAATGGGACAAATTAGGATTCCTTGAGGGTCTTAACGGTCACCTTAAAGAAAACATCGCTCAGTTGTATGAAAACCAAGCTTCTCACCTAATCAATGAGGCTTCTTCAACATCTGACTCAGGTTCATTTGAAACTGTAGTTTTCCCAATCGTTAGAAGAGTATTCTCTAAATTACTTGCTAACGACATCGTATCTGTACAAGCTATGAACCTACCTATCGGTAAGTTGTTCTACTTCGTACCTAAAATCCAAGGTTACTCAGGTGGTACTGAAAACCAATTCAGCGGTAATCACTACCCGCCAGTAGGTGCTCCTGGTTACGCAACTGCGAACAACCAAGGTAATCCAAACGCTGGTTACACTGAAGTTCCTGCAGGTGCTGCTGGTTACAACGATATCTTCACTAAGGACTTGTATGACTTGTTCTACGAAGGTAACGAAGCTGGTTTGAATCCTCCAGGATTGTTCGATTACTCAAAAGGTAAGTGGTCAGCTATCACAGCTGTTACTAACACTGTAGTATGGGACAATAGCGTATTGATTCCTTCAGGCTACCCAACTAACAACTACAGAAAGGTTATCATCGAAATGAGTGGTTTCTATTCTGATGGTGCTGGTCAATTGATCGGACCTAACGGTAACACTATGGATACTGAAGAATTCCTTTCAGGATTAATTATCCTTCCAACAACGACAACTTCAGGTCAAGCTGGATGGACAGCAGCTGGTTTGGGAACAGGACCAATTTTGTTCAATGTTGTTACTCAAAGATACGGTAAAGGTATCGTACAATACGGAAGAAATGCTCAAACTGTATGGCCAACTTCAGGTTCTGGTGGTCAATACAACGATATCTGTACTGCTGATGGTAGAATTTACTTAGAGCTCGACCTTCAGACTCCGGTTTGTGTTGAGTGTGGTCAAACATCACCTGATGGTTACACGGGAACTACATTCTCAGCTTCTTCAGCTGACACAGCTGCTTTCGTGGCAATCTACAGATTGTACAAGGAGCTTGAATTCGAAGATCAAATCGGTGAAGTTTCTTTCGACCTTGAGTCAGTAACTGTTTCTGTTACAGAAAGAAAACTTAGAGCACAATGGTCTCCTGAATTGGCACAAGACGTTGCGGCATTCCACAACATCGACGCTGAAGCTGAATTGACAGCTTTGTTGTCTGAGCAAGTGGCTGCTGAAATCGACCGTGAAATCTTGAGAGACTTGAGAAAAGGTGCGGCGTGGGATCTACGTTGGGACTACAACGGATGGAAGAGACTTTCTTCTTCAGGTACTACACCTTACACTCAGAAGGACTGGAACCAAACGTTGATCACAGCTATCAACCAGCTTTCAGCTCAAATTCACAAATCAACTCTTAGAGGTGGTGCTAACTGGATCGTTGTATCTTCAGAGGTATCTGCTATCTTCGATGACTTGGAGTACTTCCACGTATCTAACGCTTCTCCAGAGCAAGATCAGTACAACATGGGTATCGAAAGAGTTGGAACATTGGCAGGTAGATACCAAGTTTACCGTGATCCATACTTCCCACCTAACCAAGTTTTGATTGGTCACAAGGGAACTAGCTTATTGGACACTGGTTACATCTACGCTCCATATGTACCTCTTCAGTTGACTCCAACTATGTACAACCCATTCAACTTTACTCCTATCAAGGGTATCATGACACGTTACGCTAAGAAAATGGTTAACAACCGTTTCTACGGACGTATCACAGTTGATGGTGTTAGAACATTCGACCTACAGTCATTGAGATAATATCTCAAATTTTGTTTGAAAGGGAGGAGAAATCTTCCCTTTTTTATTTAAAAGATATTTATAATAATAATGTATAAAATATGTCGAATTGTGTTTGTAGAAGAGTCAATATAAAAAACTTGATGCCGAGTAGAAATCTTGTAATTAACTACTCTAGATGTGCGGATGAGTTGAGCGTTACTAATTACGCAATTCCTCCATTGGCAACAAGAGAGGTATGGTATATTGTTGGTTCATTTAGTACCGCAACTCCCGCTCAGTCATACGAATTCATAGATTTTACATTATGGCCCGAAGGGTGTGATGACCCAACACCTGAAGGAGAAACCTACTACATTCTTTATGAGGATGGAGACATTATGACAACACAAGATAATTTTGGGTTAGAATACCAATATTAAAAATAAGATGGCAAACAAAAAAATCTCACAATTACCTAATTTCACAGGATCAGTTCCTGGAGCGTGGGTTGTAGTTAACAACGATACTGAAACTCAAACTTTTAAAGCTCAGGTACAAGATCTTCTTGGTACGTCAGGATCCTCGGGTACTTCGGGATCCTCAGGTAGTTCAGGTTCGTCAGGCACTTCAGGATCTTCGGGTATAAACGGTACTAATGGGACATCAGGTTCAAGTGGTTCTTCAGGGTCAAGTGGTACCTCAGGGTCATCGGGTTCTTCAGGTAGTTCTGGTTCATCAGGTGTAAATGGAACTTCAGGATCTTCAGGTGTTAATGGAACGAGTGGTAGTTCGGGTTCCTCAGGTACTAACGGAACCTCTGGTTCTTCAGGAACAAATGGAACTTCGGGTAGTTCTGGTTCTTCAGGAAGTTCAGGATCTTCTGGTGTGAATGGTACTTCAGGGTCAAGTGGATCCTCAGGGGTAAATGGTACTTCAGGTAGTAGTGGCTCTTCAGGAACAAATGGAACGTCAGGTTCAAGTGGTTCATCAGGTAGTTCTGGTTCTTCAGGTACATCAGGAACATCTGGAAGTAGTGGATCTTCAGGTGTAAATGGAACGTCAGGCAGTAGTGGATCTTCAGGAACATCAGGTTCAAGTGGTTCTTCAGGAACGTCTGGTTCTAGCGG